TAAAGTGTCCGCGGGTGACGGACACGGCGCGACCGCTCCGTCCGTTCCGTCCGCGCCTGCCCGTTCGGGGTCGTCCGCTCCGCGGGATGCCTTGCATATTATGTGTGTAATGATATTTTCTAGAAAAATTTTTAGAAAAAGTATTGAAATTTTCTAGAAAAAGTGGTATTGTAATATCAGAAACAAGGAAAATCATAATACAAAAAATGGAGGAATAACAATGACAGAGTTAGAAATGGAAGAAAATCTGAAAAAAAAGTGTAAACAAGCGTGGGATTTATATAACGCTTTTAAAAGTGTAAAAGGAGACGATGATATCATGACTCAAAAATTTCTAACAAAATGGGTAACTTATGAAGATTTATATAAAGAATTTTTTGGGGAAGAAGCACAATACTAAATTCTTTGCTGTCCTATCGGCAATACGGGGAGAAAGAGGGTATCATGAGAATTAATCTAAAAATGAATTATGAAGAATTGATTAAAATGAAGAATAACGTTGCTGAACTTCCTTTTTATGTGACAAGAAAAGTAGGAGCGGAGTTTAAAGTGTATGTGTATTCTCATACATCAATGACAAATGGCTACATCCGTAAAAACGCAGTCTATCATCCACAACCATATAAAGGTCGTTTTGGCGTTGGATTTACTGTAAAATCCAACAATTCCGCAAGCACTCGTTATGCTTACCTAACTTATTACATTGAAATCAAGCATTCCGTTATTTGTTCCGCAAACGATACTTGCACGTTGTGCCCTCTGTATACGTCAGAGGGAGCAAATGAAGATTGCTTGTATTAGGAGGTATCACGTGCGAGTAGAAGATTTTATAAAATTGTATTACGGCTGTGTTCGCATAGAAGTCGAAATTTACGCCATTGTTACGGTGTTTAATGAAAAGCATCGCGTATTAGTTAGAAATTTTGATATTGATTGTACAAAAGCATATACTACAAAAAAAGAAAATTATTTGTCAGAAGAAATAATAGGTTTCGAGATTAGTTCTAATAAATTGCGAATCTTTATAAGGGGGTGCGAATAATGCCGAACTCAAAAGACTACAGCATCTATCAAGAAGTTGACTTATCCCTTGACCAGATCAAACGCGAACTTCCACGCGTTGCGCAGGCGGCAAATAGCCGCCTTGCCAAACTGGAAAAAGTTCACGCGCGTGACCAATGGGAGTATGGGCGTGTAAAAGAATTTTTTGCGTCACAAGGGCGTGAAAAGAATCGTTTCTTGAAAGGCGTAAATCGTTCGGATGCATCCATCCGGCAGGAATGGGATACCATGATTGCGTTTTTGAACTCTCCAGAAACTACTTTGGAGGGATACCGCATTGCGGAGTTACAAAGACGTTTTGATAAGTCAAAGAAAATTGATGCAGAAGTAACAGAAGATAACTATAAAGACTTGTATCGTTTTCTAACTTCCAATCTCTACAAAAAAAATCTGCGAAAGCAGGTAGCGTCCGATCAAATTATTGACGATTTTATTTCGAAATTAAATGATAGTGGAATCGAACTAGAAGATATTCTTGACGAATATCAGGAGTTTCTAGATGGATATATAACAGAAGAAGAATTATTTGCGAAAAAAAGAACAAAATTAAAGTAGGCGGAAATATGTATGAATTAGATATCCCTGTTATCGTAAACGGAAACGAAAATGTTTCACGTGAAACAATTTATTCGGTCAATGATTTTCCGTTTTCGTCTTTCCAGACTTTGCGCGAATGCCGCAAACGTGGAAGAAAGAAAAACCCTATCGTTTATTATGATGCAGAAATGGCGTTTGATATCGAAACAACTACGTTAGAAAAACTTGATTATGAACGCTATAACAAAACAGGTGAAAAAGTAGTAAAAGGAACTGCCTTTCTGTATCAATGGCAGTTTTGTATCAAAGATACCGTGTGTTTTGGTCGCACATGGAACGAGTTTCTTTCATTCTGCGAAAAACTGCATTTGTATTTGAAAACATCTGATACGAAACGCGCTGTCGTCTACGTTCATAATCTTTCATATGAATTTCAATTCATGAAAGATTTCATAGAATTTGATGAAATCTTTGCGCGGGATGCACATAAAGTTATGAAATGTTATGCGTATAAATACGGGATTGAGTTTCGATGCTCGTATTTTTTAAGCAACATGAGTCTTTCAAAATTTTGTGAAAACAGTGAGGGCGTAACCCACTATAAACTGGTTGATACGTATGACTATAAAAAACTACGTACAACAAAAACACCTTTAACGGACGTTGAACAGGGATATTGCTACAATGACGTTCGAGGCTTGTGTGAGTGCATCCGCGCCTTACGGAAAGATGACAACCTTGCAGAAATCCCCCTTACATCAACTGGATACGTCCGCCGTGAATTTCGCCGCGCCATGCAAGCAGATAGAGTCTATTATCCGGAAGTCTTTAACGATCTGGCATTAACCTTGCCGCAGTACCAACTCTGCAAAGATGCGTTCCGTGGCGGCAACACGCACGCCAGCCGCATCCACGCTGGGCACACGATCACGGCGAAAAAGGGTGAATCTGCGATCGTTATGGGTAGTATGGATATTTCGAGCAGCTATCCGGCGCAGATCGCAACTGAGTATTATCCAATGAGTGCGTTCCGGGCGGTTGAGATCACAACGCAGGAACAGTTTGACAACTTGTGTGCTACCCGCTGTGTTATTATGCGGGTACAATTTGATAATTTACACATCAAAGAAAACATTCCGGTACCATACATCCCGCTGTCGAAGTGCCAGAAGCACGGGAAAGATTGTGTGATTGATAATGGTCGAGTACTCTCTATTGACTGTTGCGAAATCGCAATGACAGAGATTGACTTGGACATCATAAAAAATCAATATGACTATGATTTCTTTACTGTCTCGGAGTGCTATGTAGCCGCGCGCGGCAAATTACCGGACAGTATGCGTAATACTATGATGGCGTTTTTTATCGCAAAGAGCCAGTTGAAAGGAAATCCCGATAAAGTCTATGAATACATGAAGTCTAAAAATAAGTTAAACAGTACGTTCGGTATGTGCGTAACCGATCTTTTGCAGGACGAATGGGCAATGGATGGTTTTACGGGTGAATGGCATCGGGAAAAAGCAGATGCGGAAAAAGCACTGAAAACGTATTATGAAAGCAAGAACAGCTTTTTGCATTATCAATGGGGTATCTATGTTACCGCCCACGCAAGAAAGCAGTTACAAGATATGCTGGACGTTGTTGGAATGGACGTGGTGTATTGCGATACGGATAGTATTAAGTTTTTACATCCGGATTTACACATTCCGGAATTTGAAGCCAAAAACAAAATACTTGCCAAACGTGCAATCGAAAACGACATTCCGGCGTTTTGTGACGTGGGGGAGAAGCGTTACATTCTCGGCGTTTGGGATATGGATGATCTCTATATCCAATTCAAAACCCTTGGCGCGAAAAAATACTGCGGCGTGGAATGGGACGAAAAAGCGGCGCAATCTGGCAAAGACCCCGTGCGTTTTACGTCTACGGTCGCTGGCATGAATAAGAAACTTGGAGCGGAAAACTTAAAGTGCTGTAATAATTTCCGTCTCTGCCGCCGGATGGAAAATGTCGGACGGACAATCAGTTGCTTTAACAACTCGAAAGCCCATTACATCAAAGTCAACGGGGAAGAAATATTAACTGCAAGTAATATAGGAATCATTGATACCACTTATACCTTAGGTGTATCGAATGAATACTATGAAGTATTGGTAACCTCTCAAGACGGAGTGTTACCGGAATAGGAGACGATATGAGATATTTTGTGTTTTTTATGTTTTTAGTATTATCAACGATCTGGGCGTTACATGAGGAAGAACTCGACCTTTCCATCCTGCTTTTATTTTTGGATATTTTCTTTATTTTCTTATTTTAACTATTGACTTTTTTGGTAGGTTGTGCTATTATAATACTTGTAAGAAATCATAACTACATAAAGAAAGGGGATAAAAATGGTTAGAACAAAAATCGAAAATTTTATCTACTCTGTCATTGACAGACACACAAAACAGGTGATCGGCTCTTTTAGTGATACAGAAGAACTGAAATCACAGAAAGCAAAAACCGCCGCTGTTGCCGCCGCTGGTTTTCCGGAGGATTCCATCTGCGTATTAACCGATACCGTATCCGCCCGCTACGAGATGCCGGACGAACAGTTTTTTGCCGAAGCAAAAAGACTGGACTAAGCGCACAACCCGCGGTCTGGAAGATGCCAGATAAGACAACGATCAAAGCAAAGCGCCGCGGTTCTGCATAACAAAACAACTTAAAGCAAAAAGGAGAAAAAATCATGAGAAAAGCAAAAATGAACCTGAACAACGTTACCGTAAAATATGCAAACAAGGAAGACGGAAAAAGCGTTCTTTCTGCTTCGATCACAGCAGATCAGCAGAAAGCCATCTTTGAAAAAATTATCGAAGAGTTTGGTGAGGATGCCGCCGCAGAAGCAAAGTGGATTCCGGCGAAAGGAACTGACGAATCTGGTCTCTACGTAAAAGCGCAGACAAGTTACCGCGTTGACTTTTATGAGGACGGAATCGAGAGCGACACCGTTTCTGGTGTTGACGAACTCGGCAAAGGCGCAGTTGTCGACCTTTTTCTCTCGATCGGTGAAAGCAAATTCCACCGCGACAAGGGATTTACGGCTTACCTTTCCGCAGTAAACGTCCATAAGTTCGGCGAGCTGGAAAAATTTAATCCGTTCGCTTAATACATATGAACGCAATACGCGCGCCGACTGGCGGACGGCAACTTGAGTATTATAAGTTACCTGTAGTTGATTGTTACTATATCTTGTGTATTTGAAAAAACTCCATACGTGTGAGAGAGCTACGTTTTCCAGCGTAGCTCTTTTTTAAATATAGCGACGCTCTGCCGCTCTCCGCCGTCCATCTGCAAGCAAAACGTGCGATCATCGTGCGATTAACGTGAGATTGACTGCTGAGAGACTGGCGGGGAACTGGCGGGGACGCGGAGCGGGGGATGTAGAAAACGATAGAAAGGAGGATGTGAAACAAAATGTTTCACGTGAAACAATGATTTTTTGGAACGATATTAAATGGGAAAAACTTTTCGCGGATTATAATGTAAAATTTGAAGGGGTAGATGATAAAGGAAAGCCAATTCAGTATTACAATCCAATCCGGTTGTTTACAGAGCCAGACGTGGACGGTGATTTCGCTGGCGTGGCAATTACATGTTCCAACCGTAGCGCCGGAAAGACAAGTGCTTTTGCCGCGGCAAGCTGTATTTTATGCAAAGAGTATGGCATGCAGACTGGATGGATTTTCCGAACGAAAGGGGAGATGACGGGAGCGGCGGCAATGTATGAAGATATGTTGCGAATGTATCCAAAATTGGGTAGTGTGATTACCTATAAAAATCTGGACAAAAACGGAAATGTCGTGCGGTATTTTATAGACGGTGTGCCATTCGGATGCGCGTTTAGTTTTGGAAGTAAGATAGACAGTGTAAAAAAACTTTCACCGTATTTTCGGGATATTTACTTTTTATTTTTTGATGAGTTTTCTATGGAAAGCGGACAATACGTAAAAGGGGAAAGTGAAAAACTGCAATCGTTATTATTAACGATCAGCCGTGGAAACGGAAGCCAGTCCAGATGGTTTAAATTGGTGATGGCATCCAATAATATTTCGTTGCTCAATCCCTATTTTGTTTTTTTCGGCATCCACAAACGGTATCAGAAAGAAACCAAAATGCTGCATGGTAGCGGTTTTGTGTGTGAATTTACGCACAATGACAGTGCCAGCAAGGCAATGTGGGAAAACACCGCTTTGAAAGCGTTCCGCGGTGGTCATTATATGCAGAGCATGAGCGTAGGCGATCAGATGTTGATTGATGATGCTGTATTTGTTCAGAAGCCAACCGGACGTTCGCGGTATTTGTTTACCATTGAACACAGTGGCAAAAGCTATGGGGTATATGAATATTATGAAGAGGGGTATATTTATATCACGCACAACTATAACCCATCGTGTAATTTTGTCGCGGTTTTTCGGGACGGAGATCACACACAAAACACGGTTATGTTGGAACACTACGATTATTTGTTTGAAAATCTGGTTGACGCGTACCGGAAAGCATATCTGCGTTTTGACGATCTGGACAGCAAAAATATGGCGGTTGAGTTGCTGGGGATTGATCTTTATAAATAGTTCGCGGAAAACGGACAAATGTACTTGACAGACGGACAAAAAAGAGGTATCATAAAAATACGGGGAAACCTTTTACAAAGGGGTTGCCACGGTTGAGTAAACCGCCCTGTCCTTGGCAGGTCAAAAGGTTTCCTTGTTTTAAAGGACAGGAAGAAAGGAGCAACGATGGCAAGTATCGTTTTTAATATGATTGTCGGAATGATGAAAAAAGAAAATGCTTATCTTGCTTATACGGTACGCTATAAAGCGGACGAAAAAGATACGCTGATCATTGTCCCTCATGAAAATTACGAGTCTCACATCCGGTATTTGTGGGATTTCTTTTTCATGGATGGCAACGCGTATAACAGTAAATCGCCAGTTCGATTCATTCATAATTTTATTATGTGTGATAAATTAAGTGAAATTGAGGACTGGTTAAAATGGCAGGATAAGGAGGTAGAAACATGGATGTAACTATGGTAACGCAGTTAGTTGGAAGTCTCGGTTTTCCAATTGTTTGTTGCGGCGCACTTTTCTGGTATATGGTGAAAGAAAAAGACGCACACAAGGAAGAGATGGAAGAACTGCGGAAAAGCGTAGAAGCGAACACGACCGCTATTAACTCGTTGTGCCAGCACTTAGGAGGAAAAAGCAATGAGTAAAATCGAAAAAACAGTTGCCTGGGCGGAACAAATCGCCGCCGATGATCGGCACGGGTACTCACAGGTACACCGGAACAGTCCCGATTATGATTGTTCGTCATTCGTGGGAACGGCACTTGCAAAGGCTGGTTTTCCGATCAGCATTTACAGCACAACTAGAAATCTCGGTGAACAGTTGGAAAACGCTGGTTTTGTGAAATGCGGTAAACCGTGGAGACGCGGGGATATCCACCTTGCGGCTGGTCATCATGTCACGATGTCGGTTGACGCGAACCGCATCGTCCACGCCAGCCAGTCGGAAAACGGCGGGATTGATGGTCAGACGGGAGATCAGACCGGAAAAGAAATCTGTGTACGGTCTTATTACGATCTTCCGTATGAAAATACCGTTCACTATCGGTATGCAGGAGTCGTCGACGAAAAGCCGCATAACGTCATTGAAAGTTGCGTCAAGACAGAATCCGCGCGTAGTTTTGACCGGAAAATTGCAGGAGCGTATCATACCCATGATCGCTACAATCTGCGCGTTGGCGCAGGGATGGATAAAACAGTCATTTTAACGTTGCCGACCGGAACCAGTGTTAGAAACTACGGGTATTATACCGGAGAATGGTATCTGGTGAAAGCGGTTGTGAATGGAATCGTCTATACTGGTTACGTTGCAAAAGAGGGGTTAACCCGTGGCTGATCTGACGCTTGCTTACAATACATGTATCGAGATTTGTAACAATCCAAACGTTGGATATTCCCAAACGTATCGTGAGGGTCAGACCGTAGGAGGTATTACCTACTATGATTGCTCCTCTCTCATGAGTTACTGTTGTACGGTCGGCGGGTTTTTAGCATCTAACCCGTGGTTTACGACTCGTAGCATGGACGGATATTTGATCGGTGCTGGATTCCAAAAAGGTACAGCCAATCAGCCATGGAAAAAAGGTGATATCTTATGGAGGAGCGGTCACACCGAAATGGTTTACAATCCCGCTGACGGTGGCGGGTATACGATGGGAGCGCACACCGATAGTTACCCTTTAGCAAGACAGGTATCCATCAATACGTTTGTGTCTCCCTATAGCGCGTGGACGTATCTTTATCGGTATCCGGTTGAGGTAGAAAGCGGTATCAGCCAGTATGTGATTGCCTCCATCTGTGGCAATTTCTGGCAGGAGTCAACCGTAAACCCCGGGTTGTGGCAAGGTACGATTGTAGGAGCGCCCGGCTATGGATTGGGTCAATGGACAGATAACGCCGACACCAACCGCCGCACACAGTTATTTAATTGGCTGGACGCGAACGGGTACAGCCGGGACGATGGAAACGCACAGTTAGAGTATTTGATCTATGAGAATGTATGGTATTCTGTAGGCGCGGCAAGTGCTTACGAAAATCTGCAAGCGTTTTTACATAGTGACAGTACCGATCTTAACGCACTGACTGCCGCCTACATGAAAGGGTGGGAGGGAATCAGTGACGATGGAACACTTGCGTTCCGGCAGGAAAAATCACATGAATGTTTTAACTATATTTCCGAACACGCGAAAGATACGACAATTACCGGATGGTTTGTTGGGAATCGGTATTTATCTGATTCCGAACGTTTGAACAACGCGGTCATGGTATTTCGGTATTTGTCCACTGGGCAACCCGAGCCACCCGAGCCGCCACACCCAATGAAACCAAAACGGCATAAAATGCCGATCTGGTTATATCCCAATTTAAGAAGGAGGTTTTAACATGACACTTGAAGAGTATTGGTCGGAAATCGTAGCCGATATCGGAAACATCGAAACACACGGTGATGCTATCGCCGCCATCAGCGAAAAAATAAAAACAGAAGATACCGACCTTGGAGCACTGATGTCCGAACGTGACGCACTGGTTGCGGAACGGGACGAACTGAAAGGAAAATATGATTCCGCAGTTGCCGAAATCAAAAGCCGCTGGTCTGATCTTTCTCACGGTGGAAGTATCACAAAAGTAACTGAGTTTGGCGGAAATGCGCCGGAACCGGAAGAAACCGCAACAAGTATCAACGATCTTGATATGTCTCAGCTCATTTTGAGCGGAAAAGGAGAGTGAAACAATGGCAGAAAAATTAGATATGACCAATATTAATATGCTGAATGCCGTTCGTCAGACGATGAGTGTTGATTACCGTGACAGAGTTCCTGTGGCAACGCGAGAAAATATTGCCGATATTGCGAAAACATTAACCGACCCTTACAATCCGATGGCGCGGAACGAACTGGTTCCTGCGCTGGTAAATCTGATTGCCAGTCAGTCGATCAGTACCGAAGCGTTCCGAAATCCTCTGCGTGTGCTGAACAGTAACGCTATGCCATACGGTAATGGTGAACAGGAAGTGTATGTAAACTTTGCGCAGGGGTATGCACACAATGCTAACATCAGTATCGAAGATGCTACCGCCATTTATGACAGCTATATTATGGCTCTGTATCATGTAATCAACTTCAATAACGATTACCCGGTGACGATCTGGTTTGAGGATATGCGCGGGGCGTTTCTCGATGATTACGGTTTGCGCAGTCTCGTGCAGGCGAAAGTGGAAAGTGTCGTTTCCGCTTGTAACTGGGATGAGTTCACAACCGCGAAAGAACTGATTGCATCTGCAAAACGTGCGGGACAGATTTACCCGGTTCATGTGGATGCTGTTACAGATCAGGCATCTGCAAATGAACTTGCAAAACAGATTCAGAGTTATATCGACAAGATTCAGTTCCCGAACCCGCTGTATAATTTCGCTGGCGCGACATCGGCCGCAAAAGAAGATACCATTCTTCTGTTTGTCGACCCGGATACAAAAGCCGCGATGAACGTTGACAGTTATGCAAGCGCATACAATCTCGACCGTATGATTCCGAAAGCACAGCAGGTGTTAATTGACAACTTTAATGATGCAGAGGGTATCGTGGCGGTACTGGTTGACAAGCGGTTCTTCAAAATCCGTGAACAGTACCGTATGATGGTACAGGATAACGTTAATCGCGGACTGCGTTGGAACAGTACGTATACGGTAAAAGAGATGTTCTCTTATTCCCTGTTTTATCCGATCATTGTCTTTACGACCGAGGAAGTTCTTGTTTCTGACATTAACGCAAGTGACGTAGGACAGGTGAAAGCCGGAACAGATGTGGACTTCGGAGGAAGTTTTTCGGTTACTTCTACTGGGGTAGCCGATAAAGCGATTGACGTAAAAGTAGAGGGTAATTCTTCCTCTGATACGTTTGTTATTCCGGGAACAACCATTCTTCGAATCGCAAAAGACGAAACGAATCTGGAACCGAAAGCAAAGAAAACGGAAAGTGTGCGGGTTGTGATTACAAGCCGATTCGATTCTTCCAAAACGGCAACCATTTACTTTACGACAGATTAAGTAAGAGGGAGGAAGCATGGATAATTTCATTCCGATGCCGCCGCAGGAAAATGTGGCGGCGGTTTCCCCGCAAACGGAGGTAATTTTAGCAAGTGGGATTGAGTGGGGAAACGATTATGAACATGTAAGATACTACGAAAACGGAAAAGCAGGTTGTCTGGCGCACGTAAGAGAAAAAGCAATCAATACTTTTAAGCAGTCCGCGCCCGTGAGATGGGGAGAATTGACGTATAAGGGAAAAGGAAATGAGAGTGAGTTTTTGAAATGCAATTACATTGCGTTTCAAAACAAGCCGTATACGGAAGAGTGGTATTTCGGCTTTGTGACGCGCGTAGAATGGTTGAGTGACGGAAGTTTCAAGATTTATTTCGAACCCGATCGTTTCCAGAACAGTTTTTACGATGTGGTTTTACAGCCGTGCTATGTGGAGAGGGAACATGTTGCAAAAGCAGATGACGCAGTAGGGGCGAATCTAGTCCCCGAAAATCTGGAAACTGGGGAATATATTGTAAATACTTCCGCTGGCTTGGGGTTTGGATTGATGAACTACTGTTTAGTTGCAAGTGCAGACGAAAACGGGGTTGCATTAGAACCGGAATTAAATCAAAAAATAATGTCTGGTTTGACTTATTTTAACACAGTTAATTTTGATGCCATGAAACAGAAAATTCAAGCTTATGCAACAAGCGGAAATGCAGATGCTATTGTGGCTATTTTCCAGGCTCCGCAGTTATGTTTTGAAAATTCCCCGCAAGAATTTACAATGCATTTTCCAGAAACACTGGCAGGATATACACCAAAAAATAAAAAATTATTCCAGTATCCTTTTTCGTATCTGATTGTAGATGCACATGATGGAAGTCAGTACATGTATCGGTTGGAATATTTTAAAGATCAAAAAATTTCCTTTTATGGACAGGGAGTTAAGTTAAACATTCCGTCCATTTATATCAGTCCGAAAAATTACAAAAACGAACCTACTACTAACACGCCGTATGGTTTTGTGTACAGTAATTTCCCGTCTTGCGCATGGACAAATGACGCGTACCAAGCATGGCTCGCGCAGTCTCAGCCTATATGGGACTACCAGACAAAACAGCAATATATTGATACCGGAAAAAGTGTTATTTCAACCATTGCAAATGTCTTGAGTGGTAATTTTGGAAAAGCAGTTGAAAGCAGTATCGGACAGACCGTAAGCAATTTTATGTTTGGCGAAAATATTTCGGCGCAGATGGAACAGCACGATTTAATACCGCCTACGGCAAAAGGAAGTGCTACAGGAAGTTATGTTCAGACTGCACTTTTTAGCAATACGGTTGCATTAAAGACCATGTGTGTAACGCCGGAAATGGCGAAAGTAATTGACGATTATTTCACCATGTACGGATATGCTACACACAAAATCAAAGTTCCTAATATTACCGGGCGGTCAAACTGGAATTTTGTCAAAACGGTAAATTGCGGATTACATGGCGCGTGCGTTACAGATGATATCAACTTTTTGCAAGCAATGTTTAACCGCGGGGTCACGTTCTGGCACACAGATGATGTTGGAAACTATGGTCTTTCCAATGATTAAGGAGGTGATGTCATGTATAATAACCCGTATCGGGTGAGCAACAAAGAAGTTTGGGGACGCTGGGAAAATAACCCGAATACGTCACCGGAGGAAAAAATGTATTTCCGACACTTTTTTGATAAGTTTGTAAATCTGGCGTTATCTCGGTATGAGTATGACGGTTTACCGGATGAGATTCCACCACGGATGCTCAACTCATATCTGTTATGGCAAGGAATGTGCCTGTTTAAAAAAGAGCCAATCACCGGACTGTATGGTGTTTTCGGCGTGAATCTGGTAGGTGAGCCTGATATTTATGGTATCCCGACCGATTGGATTGCATACGCAATGAATGGACAATACTACGAACAGACCGACAAAAACGAAAGTTCGTTGATTTTTGCCAGACCTTTTGCCGTTCCTGAAATTCTCAGCATTATTCTGCACGCACAGAGTTTGGCGGAGAAAAAAGCGTCAATGAGGGTAAACGTGATTCAACAGAGAACGCCAGTGGTAATAAGTGGGGACTCTACGCAGAAACTCAGTATTGACAATTTTATTCAAAAATGGGTAAAAAATATTCCCTTCATCAAAGCGAAAAACGATCTGCGAAAACAGATTCAAATTGATACCATTGACTTGAAAGTACAGCCAATCTTTAACGAACTTGACACCGCCGCACAGAGAGAAGTAGCAGAATGTCTGGCTGATCTCGGTATCGAAGCAAGCGGCGTAGAAAAACCGGAACGGCTGGTTTCCGCGGAAACGAGTTACAACGATGGAGAGATCGAGTTGACAAGAAACGGAAATCTGGCTACCATTCAGAGGGGACTTGATGCGATCAATAAAATGTATGGATTGAATATTCATGTACATTTTAACTCTAAAATGGTAACGCCGATTAACCGACCGGATGTTTTCGACACTACAAATGCCGAAACCTACACACAAGAAAACAACGGAAACGACACGCCGGAAAGTGAGGTGGAATGATGTTTCTTAGATATAACTACGAAACGAAAACGCTAACGAATACCATTGAGCAGTTAGTTATTTCCGATCATGTACTTTCACCACTTGAAAATCAGACCATTGATAATATGATCGAAGTCGCCGTTCCTTTAATCTTCAATTTTGACTTTCCGTTTTATGTCGATGCATCCGCGCCCGAATATGCAACCGCAAAACTTGCGTTCGAAAAAACGTTCTGTTTACAGTATTTTCGGGAACAGATCGGACTGGAAACAATCGGTGAATTTCAATATCATCTAAAAAAGATTCTGACGGTTAATATGCCATACTATGAGCAGTTGTACAGGAGTATTACTTTTGAGTACAACCCTCTTATTACTCATAAGAGTACGCGAAAAGTACAGAGTACCAAAGACGATACAAGAACAGGTGTGATCTCGGGAGACAGCACAGCAAAAAACACAACGACAGCCGATACAAATAACAATACACAAAATATTCACTCTGATAATCCGCAAATTAATTTCTCCGGAACGAATTATGCGTCTACTATGGATCGTGGTCAGAATACCATCCATAATAGCGCGGTCAGCAATGGTGAAAATACCACAAGAACAAACAGTAATGACACGTATCATGCAGATAATAATGATACGATTGAGGATGAAGGCTTCGAAGGTAGTTACTCTTTAGAAGTGCAGAGATTCCGAGATACCATCCTTAATCTTAACAAGCGTATCTGCGATGATTGCAGAGAATTGTTCTATCAATTTTATTAAGGAGGGATAACAATGGCAGATAAACCAACGATTCCAGATTTTCCTACTTTGCCAGATTTCGGTCAAATGATTACGCAGGCTTGTGAAGTTGTCGCAAGTGTACGAGGGATTCCATATGATTTCAACGGGACATTGAGTCTGGAAAACAAATTCGTTGTGCTGTTTAAAACGGTTAAAGAAATGTTTGACGCGCAGGACGAACTTATAAAAAGTTACAAGGCGTTATATGATTTTGTCAATAATTACTTTACTAACTTAGATGTACAGGAAGAAATTAACAAAAAAATTGATGAACTAGTAAATTCCGATATGCCTGATGTCTTATTTAACAAGTATATTCCTTATGTAACGCCGCAAATGTATGGCGCCAAAGGTGATGGTGTGACAGATGATACTATCGCTTTTCAAAAATGTTTTAATGCTAATAAAAAAATTGTAGTACCACGAGGAGAATACAATGTAAATAATTGTACCACTATTTATGATACAAACATGGAACTTGACACTAATGCAGACATTAATATTAAAGGCGATTGTTTCCTTACAACAGATAACCCAATATCTATTACTGGCGGGCGTTTTTACGGAGAAACAAAAGACCCTAATAGTAGATATTATTCTAAAGTAGCAATCAGCGGAAAACTTACAATGATTGATATTAATGGCACTAAATTCTTCCAGTGTATAGCTTTAAAGCACACGTCAGACAATATTTATTGTGGTTTTATCAACTGTAATAATATGTGGGTCTACGATTCTTTATTTATTATTGCAAAAAAATCACTTATCTACGTTAATTTAACAGGATGCGTTTTACAACATGCCTCTAATATGATAGAAGCAACTAACTTTGAAAACATTTCTTTTACAGGATGCTCTATTGAACACGTTCAAAATCTATTCTCTCCAAGCTACGAAAGCGCCCCATACAATGGCATCACTTTCAACAACTGTTATATTGAATATAGTTCGTTATTCTTACAGGGAAACTGTAAAAATATAGTAATCAATTATTCATGGATATACACAGATATAACACTCATTACATTAAAACAAGGCCCCGGAAGCTGCACGATATCCGATAATATTATTACGTTACTTGACAATACTTTATTATGCGATACGGAATATTGTTCAGTATTTTTGTGTTTTGGCGTTGGTTCCATCAAACAAAACGATGTTACTATCACAAGACATAATGTGGAAAAAATTTATTCGGGAAACTGCATTTTAGATATTAAAAATATAGACGAGCGTTACTTGCCCACTCTAAGTGACTCTATCATGTTCACCGGAAATTTTGATTTTAAAAAACGTAGTTTAACCTTTGATACAGATACCAATAAACTATATTTTAATACTGGAGTGACTGGTTTAAGGCAAGCTACTTCTATCCCAATAATGACCGAACTAGGAAGAAGCGATTTACTTCAAATCACACCGCCTACTGGTTGCCTTGCAATCGAAAGTTTAACTAAAATTATGTATTCTTTTGACGGCAGTCATTGGAGAAAATGCAGCGATGGAAGTATATTGAGTTAATCCTACACACATAAACACGCCGCGCCGTGTCCGTCACCCGGAGGGCAACAGCCTCCGGCGGTCATCGGCGGACAACCGCACGATCACAAGCGATAACTAACATTACACATATGATATGACTGACAGTCCGCGGAGCGGACGACCCCGAACGGGCAGGCGCGGACGGAACGGACGGAGCGGTCGCGCCGTGTCCGTCACCCGCGGACACTTTA